CTGAAGTTGACTTCATTCTAGAAGTTCCTCTATAGATACTAGTACTAGAATTGTCTGAGATATGTAACACTTCGCTTGCTTTGAAGTCTACTACACCGTTATACTTATAACCCTTTACATAAATTAAAGGATCTGTTAATATTTCTACTTGACTAGATGGTAAGTTATATAAATATATACCATCATAGTATATAAAGGCATTACCTGTAAGTACTAGGTCGATATAAATCAGCCTACGAAATTTACTAGTATCAATGTAAGGATTGGGTTGGAAGTTAAGTAGATTTTCTACTTTGGATTTTCTAGTACCAACTGTTGGTGTTACTAAACCATTAATTTTGTCTTTAACATCTACATCAAAACTAGATGCACCATTGACAATCATATCAACTGCACGCCTAACAGAAGTTAGCCTATCATAAGCTTGTTCGAAAGAGATAGTATTATCAGGAGGTATATCTCCTTCATTTCTAGCGATCTCGGCCTGCGCGGGGTTAAATTTTGAACTGATATAACCTTTTACTTTATCTACAATATTCATATCTATCCTACTTCAAATTTATTACTTTTGCTAAGATTTTCACTAGCAGGTAGATGTTGTAGATTAAATTCACAGTGCAACCCACATACCAGTGGATGGTGTAATGGAACTATATGATCTACATGATATCCATCAGGACGATCTCGATATATTTGCTTAACTTTTTCTAAATCTACCCAATTTGGGGTGGCCCTCAGTTTATCTGCTCTACGCTTTGCTGCCCTAGCAAATGCTTCTGGCTTATGCGCTATATAGTACCTATTTCTACGTAGGGAAATGGACTCTTTATTAGCTGCTCTATAAATAGCACCCTGTTTTAACTCATGTTCTTTATTTTGCTGGTATCTGTCACTTCTTAGCATGTATCGATGCTCTCTATTAAGGTCTCTATAATCCTTCTCGCAGGCTTTGCATTCTGAACGTATACCTCCAGACTGGTTTATATTTCTACCAAAGCCTGTTGTAATATCTTTTATACTACTACACGTAGGGCAGCTCTTCCTATTTATAAGTAATAGTAAATAATTACACCACTGAGTGCCATTCTTATCTTGAAAAATACCTAAGTGCTTTCTTTTTAGGCCTGTACTAAAACTGAAAAGGTTTGAGTACCCACAATATTTATAAAGCTCGGCTGCATCTAATTCTAAAGCAGCTTTAATGAACTGTCTCCAAGTTATCTCTTTAAGCCTGCTTTTTCCAAATTTAGGTAAAAATACTTCATCAATATTAAAGCGTTCAACTAATACGTTATAGATCTGGTCTACAATTTCTTCATTCATTTTTGTCTCCTTTTTAGACAGTGTTTGGTGAGCTATCTAGTGAAAAAGGCACTAGAAAGGCTGGCCGGCCCTTTCGCTCAGTTTTAATCTTTGTGTAGTTTATCGTGCTGAATTTTAACCCAGTTAGCCTGCTTTTTAGCAGTAAAAAGGGCCGGTTTGCTACCATACACAGTATGTAGCTTTACATGGTGCCCATTACATAATGTAACAGCATCTTCATATAACTCCTTCTCGTGCTCAGCTATAAAAGTATCCCTATGGAACATTACATCTTCTACATTATCAATTGAAATACCACTAGTAACTTTCCACTTTTCCCATAGTAGTGTAAGTGATGAGTAGTGATGAAACTCTAAGTTTTCAGTAGTATCACAAATTGCGCAGCAATTACCCTTAGGATACCTAGCTTTGGCTCGGTCACGAACATACTTGACCTCATCACGCTTTAAATCAGACTTATTACCGGTATTTGCTGCCACTATTAAACTACTCCTAAAAACTTTTACTTACTCAGAATACTGCTATTATCCCATAAGTATAAAATAAATTCAATTCAATTTTCCTACCATCAGAAGCTCCCTACGTTAGAACGATAACTATATAAAGCATAACGCAATGCATCAGCCATGTGCGAATACTTGTCATGTACTGGCTTCTCAGTAATCAGAGTTTCCTTTGGATCCCAACGGAACTGGTCAAGTGCTACTAGAAGATGTGTACATTTGGGGTCTACAATTAGTTTTCCTTGCTCCACAATCATCTGAACATATGCAATTCCGTCCAACACGGACTTAGTTGCATTAATTGTAGAAATATCATGGTTCACAGCCCAATCGTAGCGAGTCTGTTGCGCGGCCGAATCGATGAAGATCATCTGTACATCATACTTATCTTCTAGAGTTTTGCATTCTACGGCGTACTGATCTGTAGTCATATTTGCTTGCTGGAATTCGTCTAGTGCGTAGAAGACCTGAGAATCGTAGTCATACCCCAAAACGAGCATGGCGGTAGGATCTTTGAAACCGATATCAAGTCCCATAATTCTTTCAAGATGTTCCCATCTATCTACCGGCATAATACACTTATGGTCAAACTTAAATATCTGTCCTTCGAATACGCTAAAGCTAGCCTCAAACTCTTGAGCGAATCTGCTGGCGGGCATAGTTGCACGAGCTTCATTAATGTCATCTTCGCTAGCCCTAGGATTCTCCCGGTAGTCAGCGTGGATACTAGCCCATCTAGCGAATGCTGGGATTGAGTTGAAACCATAGTGCCAGTAAGTACTAAACCAATTGTTACGGCCCCTAGGCGTTGAAATGAAGATAGCTTTAGCATCTGGCTTGTCCAGTGTTGGACGTAGTGCAATCTCGAATGCTTCTTGTCCATCGCTAGTAAGCGCGGCCTCATCGAAGATAATAAGTGAGTAACTGCGACCAACTACTGAATCAACCTGAGATACAGACCCCATCCGAATCGTAGAACCATTCTTTAGTTCAATAATTCTATCTTTGGCGTTATCCCTGAGTACCTCTAATTTGAAATGATTAATTAGTTTACGTTGCTCTTCAAATGAAATTGATGATAGAGCATAATTAGGGGACATGATAAGGACGTGACTATTAGGAACTAGAGTAACTAGCTGTCCTATTATATTCGCTATGGTTGTTTTGCCTACGCGACGGCTAACGGCAGCTACTACGAAACGATACTTTGGACTATTCAAAGCGTTAACTATCGCAATCTGTGGGCCATTAAGTTCTATACCTAGTAAGTCAACGTACTTTTTAATAGGCAACTTAATAAACCTATCCTCTACAGGAAATTCGGTAATTTCCGTACTACTAATATCAGGCCTACTAATCTTTAACATACTTCAAACCTATTTCCTTTACTTAAATTCTCACTAGCTGACAGATGTTGGAGATTGAATTCGCAATGTAATCCACATACTAATTTACCTTGTAATGGAACTATATGGTCTACGTGATAACCAGGAGGGCAAGTTTGATAAATTTCTTTTATAGCTATCAGATTTGCCCACTTTGGGGTGGCTTGTAGTTTTGTAGCTCTACGTTTAGCATTTTTCGCATTATATAAGTATTTATGCTCTTGATAATACTTTTTATGATACTCTTTCTTTTGTTCTGCTATTGATTCACTATTAAGTAACCTATACCATCTATTTGATAGTAACCTACTTTCTTTATTGTTTTGATAATAGATTTTTGATTTACTTAGAACTTTTTCTCTACTGTTTTCTACATATGTAGCTCTTTTATTATTATCACAGTTTTTACAAATAGCAGTATTAATACTAAAGTTACTTAGTGGTTTTATTTCATTGCAGCTTGGACACTTTTTCATTTCTACTAAAGAAGTAAGATAAGTTTTCCATGGTTTTAGTTTTTTATCTTCTTTAATATGTTTAAATTGTTTGGTAGTATACCTGCTAAGACCACTAGAATGTGAGTATCCACACTTAGTTGCTAAACTATCCATTGAACAGCTATCTATAACTACATATGTTATGAACTCTTTCCACGTTGTATTATGTGAAAAAACTTCACCAACCCCAAACCGTGAAACTAACACATCATAAATTTCATCAACAACCATTTTGTCTCCTTTAAGACTTTTATTGGTAGGGCTATCCCAGTGTAAAGGCACTAGGAAAGAGCTGCAGGCTCGGTTCACCCATTAACAAGTAGGTTCTAGCGACTTATACGTCTAGGACCAATAATTTTATATACTCTAGCGAGTTACTGAGATAAAAGCTGACCTAGTAAAGCACCATACTGGCCTTCTCCATACGGTGAGCCACCAGTATTAATTTGTACGTTTGTTTGTTTACGTATGCTACCTTCTCTAATTTTTTCAATATCAGCCATAGCTTTTAATTCTTCCATACGAATTTTATGCTGCATCATTAATAGCTCAGAAATATCTTTAGTAGACCCTAAACCGGTTTCCATCATTTCTTCTAGTTTCTTCTCAATGAGGTCGTCGAATGCAAGAGCTAATTTATCGCGGTTACGGTACCCAGCGCTAAGGTATACATGATCTAGGTAGTTCTTGACTTCTGATTTTCTAAGGTATTGACTTACCTGCGTAGGATGTATGTCCAGTTCTCTAGCGGTAGCGTTAATATCTTGTGTCTGCAGATATACATTCAATATCTCTAGAGCTTCGGGAGATATAGGGACTAACTCATTAGGTTTGGACATTTTGGAAAGTTTGATAAATTTTCATAATGCGTTCATCTTAACATAAGGGTAGAAGAAAATCAACTTAATTTTGGGCTATTTAGTAGATTTAGTGTAGGGGTTGGAAGTTTGATAAACTTCTTTCTGTTTATAAAATCTAATTAATCCTTCTTTATAATTAACTTTTATAAGTGCACACTCTAAGGCCTCTATCGCTTCTTCTAGATTTTTGAAACTACCAATATAGAGTTCTGATTTACCCTCTGTAGTAAATTTTTTAGGTAGTCTAACTGTCCAAGTTTTAGTAGTACTCCTGCCTACTATATAAGTGAACCCACTTCTTTTATCTATATTATTATGTTTATTAAGTTGATTCTCTGCTTGTGAGGATTCTACTAAGTTATCCCATTTATTATTTGAACGAATTTTATCTAAATGATCAACTTGGTCTATAGGAAAAGATCCTTTCATATATAAAAAGGCTAGCCTATGTGCCCTATATTGTATATTATTTAACTGTATAGATATATATCCACTATCATTAATATATCCAGCTATTTTTCCTATCATTCTTTTTACAGGGCTTTTTAACCATATAAATTCACCGGTATCCGGGTTGTATTGTAAGTATTCCTTAAGTTCTTTTTGTGTTAACATTTTATATCCTCCAAAAATAATTATATAATAAAAAATTTTAAAAATCAAGTAAGTTTACACGTGGTGATATGGTTACTACTTGCTATAATTACTCAAGTTTTACGCGTTTGTGGGCCTGTGAGCGTTTGGAAAGTCAAGGTCTAATAACCGCCCCCGTAGCCGGCATGCTTCTTGCATGGTCAAATATATTTTCGATCAGATTAAAATAAGCTTGCATTCTTTTACTATTCATGTAGAATAACTACATCGATAACTTACTAAGGAAATGAAATGCAAATCGTTCAAACTGTTTACTGTTCTAACCATGCTGAAACAATGGCACTTAATCTGTATGTTCAAGGTAAGATCTCTAAGCTTCAGGCTTGCATCCTCCTACGTCAATTGACTGGTGAAGATCTTAGCTCCACTATCAAGCTTCTGCACTTGGCACAAGATAACGGCTTCTTTGATCACAATGGTAACATGATCGTGCAGCAGTAAATGAAGCCAGCGAAAGCTGGCTTTTAACAGTAGCATAAAAGGATATTCGTATCCTTTTATCTTAAATGGGGCGCCAATTATACCAGACAGTCTATCCGGCTGTCAAGCGATTTATCTGCAAATATTTTGTGACCTCACGAAAAATACGCTTGCATTGTTCTGCTGTTCCTGTAGAATGAACTCATCGGATAACTCACTAAGGAAATGAAATGAACAACAACGAAATGCTGGCGGTTACGGGTCGCGGTTTGAAGTCTACTGGTTTTAAGGATGAGTTTTTTTCTTGGGAAAATCAGAACCTTGATGCTCCTGCATTCACTCCTTCTGGTTCTGCCTGGGCTGCCGAATCTGGTCATAATGTTGTTATGCCTCGCCATTCAATGTTCGGTTAATAAGGAATAAATCATGTTCATGAGAATTGAATTTCAAGATATGCAAACGAATGAGATATCGAATGCATATGTTGGCTGTGTTAAAACAGCAGCGGAATTGGTTACAGTTATATGTGATTCAATGCCTCGTTACTTTATTATGTCAACATCTTATATAGATAAACCTCCTGCAAATAGAGATTCAAAAGAGATTTATAATATCTCTTTAATTCTGAATGAGGCTTATGCAAGATTGCATAATAAATGGGATAATCAATTCTAATTAAAACCTGGCACGGTTCTTGGCTACCAAGGATCGTGCCAGAAAAAAGCCTTTAGAATCAAGGACTTAGAAAAGAAAAAAGTCCTTTAGAATCAAGGACTTAGCGCCGCGAAGCGTACCCGCGCTTCGCGCGG